TTTGAGAACTGCAAGGGCAAGTTTAGGCATCGTTGGAACGTGCGATCGATCGATAGCCGAACGGTCGCGATCACCAACAAGGACCGGCTGAATAAGTGGGTTGAGGATTACGGCGAAGACAGTGACTTTGTTAAGATCAGGGTGCGCGGTGACTTTCCAAGTGCCGGTGATTTGCAATTCATTGGTAGTGACATTGTCGAGCAAGCAATTGAACGCCAGCCAAGCGACGATAGCAATGCGCCGTTGATTATAGGCGTTGATGTTGCGCGATTTGGTGATGATCAGACTGTGATCTATCCGCGTGTTGGCCGTGATGCACAATCGTGGGAGGTCCGAAAGTACCGCGGCCTCGACACGGTGCAAGTTGCCGGTCGTGTGATCGAGGTCATTAAAGAGTTCGAGGTACGCGGTAGAGAATGCAATGCGCTGTTTGTTGATGGTGGAGGGGTAGGCGGTGGCGTTGTCGATCAGCTGCGAGCATTGGGTTATGACCCTCGCGAAGTGCAGTCGGCTTCGAGCCCGACCGATCGATCATATGCCAATAAACGCGCAGAGATGTGGGGCAACATGCGTGAGGCGCTGGCAAACAATCTAGCCATTGTTGATGATCGCGAACTAAAGGAAGACCTGACCGGGCTTGAATACGGTTTCAATTTAAACAATGCCATCCTTTTAGAAAAGAAATCCGACATGAAGAAGCGCGGGGCCGCATCACCCGATATGGGCGATGCCTTGGCTTTGACGTTTGCTCAACCTGTGGCGCCGCGCCACATGCCGGCTGGCATGACCATGCATGGTCGGATCAACTCTGATTACAATCCATTTGAGGAAGCTCATGCCTAAAGCGAAACGCGGATTATACGAAAATACTAACCGCAAACGAGCCAGAATCAAAGCTGGCAGCGGCGAGAAAATGCGGCGACCTGGCGCAAAAGGCGCACCAAGCCGCGGAGCTTTTAAACGTAGTGAAAAAACAGCGAAGAGAAGGAAATAAGTCATGTGTATTGGAGGAGGCGCACCTAGTGTGCCAGCACCACCACCACCGCCGGCAGCACCTGCACCGCCTCCTAAAAGGACGGATGATGCTGTGATCAGGGCGCGGCAGCAAGAGCGGAACCGGGCGGCATTAGCAGAAGGCCGGTCAAGCACATTGCTGACAACGAGTGAAGACCTAGGCACGGCAAACACAACCGGTAAGACGTTGTTAGGACAATAATGGACTACACTCATAAAACTGCTAAAGAGCATTTTGAGCATCGGCGGGGTTCGCTCGAACTTGAAAGGTCGTCTTTCATTTCACACTGGCGCGAGTTGGCGGATTACATTGCGCCACGCCGTGGGCGGTTCGAGCGAACCGATCGTAATCGCGGTGAGAAAAAGAACACCAAGATTATAAACAGCGTTGCCGGTCAGGCGCTCAAAACATTAAGCAGTGGAATGATGGCGGGTATTACGTCGCCGGCAAGGCCGTGGTTTCGTTTGGCAACTCACGATCGCCAGATGATGGACTCAACAGAAGTTAAGGTGTGGCTGTCTGACGTTGAGAAAATCATGCGCGAAATATTTGCGCAGTCCAATCTATACGAAGTGCTGCCTATCTTATATCGCGAGCTTGGTTTGTTTGGCACAAGCGCCATGAGTGTTATGGAAGATTTCGAGGATGTTATTCGCTGTTATCATCATCCGGTAGGCGAGTATTCCATAGCTATTAACGATCGCTACGAAGTTGATACCTTTTACCGCGTCATTGATATGAGTGTGGGTCAAATCGTCCAAAAGTGGGGCCTGGACGCTGTAAGCGAAGATACGTTGACGGCCTACAAAGAAGGCAATTTAGATACATGGCGCCCGGTAGTGCATGCGGTTGAGCCGAACGATGACCGCGATCTAAAATTAAAAGACTCAAAGAACAAACGTTATCGATCGGTATATTACGAACTTGGCCGGCAGCACCCAAACGCAATTCGAGGTTTGTTGAGTGAGCAGGGTTTTGATGAGTTTCCGATAATGGTTCCGCGTTGGGAGGTTACCGGGGGCGACATCTACGCCACCGATTGTCCTGGGATGACGAGCCTAGGCGATGTAAAGGCATTGCAAATCGAGGAGAAACGCAAGGCGCAAGCGATTGATAAGCTCGCGAGCCCACCACTAAAAGGGCCAAGCTCTCTGCGTAATATCCCGGTTAACAGTTTGCCAGGCGGTTTAACACTATACGACAACGATCAGTCACGCGAAGGGCTGTCGCCGATTTACCAGGTTAATCCGCGAATCCAGGAATTGATGGCAGATATTCAGCAAGTCGAAGGTAGGATAAACAAAGCGTTTTATGCTGACCTGTTCTTGATGATGGCGAACAGTGACCGGCGCCAAATCACGGCTCGCGAGATTGATGCCCGACAAGAAGAGAAACTTTTAGCACTTGGGCCAGTGCTGGAGAATCTTCATTCCCGACTGCTAAATCCTTTAATTGATCGAACCTTTAACATCATGGCTCGCGCTGAAATACTGCCGCCAATCCCTGATGAGTTGCAGGGCTCGCCGCTGCGCGTTGAATACATCAGTGTGATGGCAATGGCGCAAAAATCAATCGGCACTGGTGCGCTCGAACGATCGACAATGTTTGTTCAGACGCTCGCACAAGCCGATCCCAGCGTTATCGATAAGATTGATTTGGATCAGGCGATTGATGAATACACCACGATGGTCGGTATTGATCCGCGTATTATTCGCGATGATGAAGTGGTGGCGCAAATACGAGCGCAGCGCCAACAAATGATGCAGATGCAGCAAGCGGCCGAAATGGCGAAAATGGCAAGTGAAACTGGCAAGAACCTTGGGCAAACGCCGGTTAGCAATGAAGGCGAGAACAATGAACGCAACGCTATGCAAGCGATGTTAGGTCAGTGATGCAGGAGGATAAAGTTAACTATGACACCAGCGATGAACATCAGGTCAAATCGCGAAAGACAAAAACCAAGCTCAAGCGAGAGGATCAATTGTCCGCATTGCGGGACATCCTTGAAAGCGACGGCGGTAAAGAATTTTTCTGGCGGTTGCTCGCTCGATGTAAACTCTACGAAACATCTTTCACGGGCAACAGCCAAACGTTCTTCAATGAAGGGAAACGTGAAGTAGGGCTTTGGGTTCTCAGCGAAATTGTAGCGGCAGACCCCAAGGCGTATGCAAACATGATGATCAAAAACGAAGAGGAGTTTTTAAAGAATGGCTGATCAAGAAACTATGCTGACAGATGCGGAAGATAACACCGATGCCGTTGATGTGGCTGCTAACGATCAGGCGACCGACGATTCAACACCAGAAGATCAGGCGCAAGCGCAAGCTGAAACCATGTTCGATGGTCAAGGGTCGGAGGATGATGCTGCTGCCAAGGCGGGAGAGGCCGAGGCAGAAGCCGACAAAGCAGAGCAAGACGCTAAAGCGGACACTAACAGTGACGAGAAGCAAGACGCTCCTGGTGATTACGAAGCATTCACATTGCCGGAAGGCGTGGAGATGGATAACGATGCGTTAGATAAATTTAAGCCGATCGCAAAAGAGGCCGGTTTGGATCAAGATAACGCACAGAAGTTTGTCGATCTTTACACAGACGCAGTGGTTGAAGCGACCGAAAATCAGCAAAAAATGTGGGCAGAGACGCAGCAAACATGGGTAGATCAAGCCAAAACCGATAAGGAAATTGGTGGGGAAAAGTTTGAAAGCAATCTTGGCGATGCGAAGAAAGCTCTCAAGCAGTTTGGAACACCCGAACTTGACGAAGCTATGTCAGTAACCGGCGCCGGAAATCACCCGGAGTTTATTAGGTTACTGTCGAGAGTCGGCAAGGCAATATCTGAGGATGCAATGGTCCCAGGCAAAGCAACCACTGGACCGAAGACACATGCTGAAATCCTCTACCCAACCATGGGGCAAGAGTAGTGCCCTTTTTTGCAAACCGTGATGACAAATGCACAAGCGTTGTCATTACAATTAAGGAGTAAGTCAAGATGGCTGCACTTAGCGTAACCAATCCAACGCTGGCGGACGTTGCCAAGCGCATGGACCCCGATGGTCGTATTGATACGATCGTTGAAATACTAAACGAAACCAACGAGGTGTTGGACGATATGACCATGCTGGAAGGCAATCTTCCTACCGGTCACCGCACAACAATTCGTACAGGTTTGCCCATTCCAACATGGCGCAAGCTCTATGGTGGCGTTCAACCGACCAAATCGACAACCGTCCAGGTGACCGACAATACCGGCCAGCTGGAAGCCTATGCCGAAGTCGATAAGGCGCTTGCTGATCTTAACGGCAACACGGCTGGTTTCCGTTTGTCTGAAGACCGGGGGCATCTTGAAGGCATGAACCAAGAATATGTCGATACTTTATTTTTTGGTGATGAATCCAGCGCACCGGAAGAGTTCACGGGCTTTGCTCCGCGCTTTAACTCTTTGTCAGCTGCCAATGGTGAAAACATCATTTCCGGTGGCGGCTCCGGCTCGGATAATACTTCGATCTGGCTGGTTGTTTGGGGGCCAAACACTTGCCACGGCCTCTACCCAAAAGGCAGCGTTGGCGGTCTTGAGATGACTGACAAAGGTCAAGTTACCATCGAGGATGTGGACGGTAGCGGCGGTCGAATGGAAGCCTATCGCACTCACTATAAATGGTGTGGTGGTCTGACGGTTCGTGACTGGCGTTACGTTGTTCGTATTGCCAATATCGATAAGTCTGACTTGACGAAAAATGCTGCAAGCGGTGCTGACTTAACTGATTTGATGGCACAAGCGATAGAGCTTATCCCAAGCCTCGGCCTTGGCCGTCCGGCTTTCTATTGCTCGCGTACAATTAAGTCGTTCTTGCGTCGTCAAATTGCCAGCAAGGTTTCATCGTCAACACTGACGATGGAGCAAGTTGGAGGCAAGTCGGTTGTAACTTATGACGGAATACCTGTTCGCCGAACGGACGCTTTGGCGCCCGACGAAGCGGCTGTTTCCTAGTAAATTGAAGAAGGAGTAAACAGAAAATGATGGTAGATAGCAGACTTGAATTTGCTAACGCAGCTGACGGCAGTCAAAGCGCTGGCACGTTCCTAGCCCCGAACCAAGTTGATATGAGCGTTGCCCGAGACATTGGTAACGGTCAGCCTTTGTACTTGGTTATACAAGCGGATGAGGCGTTTGCCTCGTCAGGCTCGGCCACTGTTCAGTTTCGTTTGAGGAGTGATAACAGTGCCGCAGTCCACGCGACGACAAGCACAGGTCACATAGATACCGGCGCCGAGGCGTTTGGCACCTATGCGGTTGGGCACACAAAGGTAATACCGTTGCCTCTCGAGGGAAATGCATACGAGCAATTCCTTGGGCTTCAACTGATTATCGGAGCCGCCACAACGACCGGCGGCACCTACTCGGCCTTTATTACGTCCGAGCCGCATGGTTGGAAAGCTTACAGCGATGCAACTAACTAGGATTGAGGGATGAAAGTCATACTGAAAAGAGACTTTATTATCCCTGAGTTTCCTCGGTTTAAGGGGGGTGTCGAGCCGGTAGAAATACCGGCCGGCACTCTCCTGCCGGCGGATGCGGTGGTAGTGGAAGAGGATAAACCGGCGCGAGCTAAGAAGGGCCGGCCTCGTAAGGTCAAAGAAGACGCAATTGAATCTTTAGATTTCAACGAAACCGAAGAATATGGCAAAGAAACAGACGCCTATCCGCAGAACGACTAAAGGCAAAGGAGCCAATTATCGGCCGACCAAGTCTGGTGCTGGCATGAGCAAAGCGGGACTGCGCAAACACCGTGCAGCTAATCCGGGGTCCGAGATCAAGGGCGCTGTCACGGGTAAGGTTAAAGCCGGGTCAGCGGCTTCCAAACGTCGGAAGTCCTACTGCGCTCGTTCAGCCGGGCAAATGAAAAAGTTTCCCGCAGCGGCCAAGAATCCAAATAGCCGGCTACGTCAGGCGCGTAAACGGTGGAAGTGTTAAAGGAATAGATCGATGCCAAGCATCTCAAGCGTTCAAATCTGCAACTTCGGGCTGTCTCATGTCGGCGCCAAGGGCTCGATCGAGAGTCTCGATGAGGCCAGCCGCGAAGCGCAAGTGTGCAAGCTGTGGTTTGACTGGTCGCGCAATCAGGTGCTGGAAGATTTTAACTGGCCGTTTGCGCGAAAGCGTCAAACCCTGGCGCTGTTGTCGGGCGAAGACCCGCCGGCCGAGTGGTCATATCGCTACGCTTATCCAAGCGATTGCGTCAAGGCGAGGTTTATAGTGAACCCGGTAGGCAAGGCGGCAGACGCTATACCGTTTACGGTGGAAACAATTAGTAGCGGGTCGCTCAAGTCGATCCTAACTGATCTTGAAACCGCTGTGATGATTTACACGTTTGATCAGTCTGATCCAACACTGTTTAGCAGTAAGTTTATTGATGCATTAAGTTATCGCGTTGCCAGCAATATTGCTTTTCAAATTACCGGCGATCCAGAGCTTTCAGCCCAGGTTTTTAAAATTTATCAAACCGTCTTGCGATCCGCGACAGGGTCGAGCGCACAAGAGGGTATTGACCAGCTGCCACGCGATGCTGAATGGATAAGGTCACGCTTTTAAAATGGTCAAACTGGTACAACCATCGTTTGCTTCTGGGGAGATTGCGCCGCGTCTATATGGTCGTGTTGATATATCAAAATATGCGATCGCATTACGAACGGCAAAGAATGCAATTGTCTACCCGTCGGGCGGTATAGCCAACCGCCCTGGGACAAAATTTGTTGGCCCGGCAAAGGCGCATAGTACCAATGTGCGGTTGATCCCTTTCGAGGCGTCGAGTTCCGATACCTACGCATTAGAATTTTCTAATCTTGCCATGCGGCCAATTCGCAACGGCGGTCATGTTCTGGAGACTGCTAAAACCATAAGCGGGGCAACGTCGGCGAATCCGGTTGTTATTACCGCGAATAGTCACGGCTACGAGAATGGTGACGAGGTACGCATTACTGAAGTTGTGGGTATGACACAGCTGAACCAAAACCGGTATTTGGTCAGCAGCAAAACCACCAACACGTTTGAGTTACAGTCCCAAGTAACCGGCGCAAATGTGAATGGCAGTGCGTTTACATCTTATTCAAGTGCCGGCAAGGCGGAGCGGGTTCACACGATTGTGACACCCTACGCACATGGCGATTTATCGGAGTTAAAATATGCACAGTCTGGCGATGTTCTCACCCTTGTACACCCCAGTTATGACGTTCGCGAGTTATCGCGTACCGGCCATACGACATGGAGCCTCACTACGCCAACGTTTGAGCCCAAAATTGCGTTTCCCACGGGTTTGTCGGCATCACCAGCCACAGGCGGAAGTATCAATTTTGCATACAAGGTAGTTGCAGTCGCGGAAGACACGCTCGAACAATCGTTGCCGGGGATTGTTTCGACTACTGCGCTGACTGCGGCAACGCAAGCTGATCCGGTAGTTATAACCAGTAACGGTCATGCGTTGAACGACGGCGATACAATTCATATTGCGGCCGTTGTTGGCATGACCGAATTGAACGGGCGGCGTTTTGTTGTAGCAAACAAGGCTACAAATACGTTTGAGCTTCGCGGTGAAGACGGCACCGGGCATACCGCTTATGCATCTGGCGGCACGTTTGCGCGAGATTTCACAAGCGCTAACTCCGCGGCGATGTCTACGAGCAACACAATAACTATTAGCTGGACGGCTGTGGCTGGCGCCGAGAAGTACGATATTTTTAAGGAAGATGCCGGTATTTACGGGTTCATCGGTTCAAGCACCTCAACCGAATTTACAGATGATAACGTTGATCCTGATTTAACCGACACACCGCCGCAACAAAAAAACCCGTTTTTCGGTGACAACAATAATCCCAGTTGCGTTAGTTACTACCAGCAACGGCGGGTATTTGGTAATACGAACAACAAGCCCGATACTATTTTCTATACACAAACCGGTAATCAATCGAACTTCAATGTAAGTTCGCCGTCGCGAGATGATGACGCAATTACGGCTGCCTTGTCGGCTTTGCAGCTTAACGAGATCAGGCACTTTGTTCCGCAGTCGGATTTGTTGTGTTTAACGTCTGGCGCAGAATGGAAGATCAACGCCGGCTCGGATGTAGCGTTTTCGGCGAGTACCATCCGCCAAAACCCACAAACATATATTGGCTCAAGCCATGTTCCGCCTTTGATTTGTGGCGGTGCGGTTTTGTATGTGCAGGATCGCGGATCGATGGTTCGTAATCTAGGTTATACATTGGAGAGCGATAGCTATTCCGGTGGCGATTTAACCATCTTATCGAGCCATTTGTTTGAAGATAAGACGGTTAAAGAGTGGGGGTATCAGCAAATACCGCATTCAATTGTGTGGGTTTGTAGGTCGGACGGCGCGATGCTGACGCTGACCTATAATAAAGAGCAAGAGGTAGTGGCCTGGACCCGACACGATACCATTGGCGCATATAAAAGCGTATGCGCTGTTCGAGAGTCATCCGATGTGGAGGACGCTGTTTATTGTGTGGTCGAGCGCACGGTTAACGGCAATACAGTGCAGTATGTGGAGCGTGTTCATACGAGATACTTCGATGATGTTCGCGATTGCTTTTTTGCAGACTGCGGTTTGTCCCTCGACAATCCGGTAACAATCACCGCGGCAACTAAAGCTAACCCTGTTGTTATCACGGCGGCCAGTCACGGTTTCGAGAATGGTGATGAAATTGATATTTCTGATGTGACGACCGGCGTTAATTCGGCCGGCGCTGCGACAGGCATGAGCCAAATAAATGATTTGCGTTTTACGGTTGCTGGAAAAACAACCAACACGTTTGAATTGTCCGGCATTAATGGCTCAGCCTTTACCGCTTACACAAGCGGCGGAGAGGCTCGCAAGGCGGTCACCTCGATCTCTGGCCTTGACCATTTAGAGGGTGAGACGCTGGCGTGTTTGGCCGATGGCAACGTGGTCGCTGGGCTTACGGTTAGCTCTGGCGCCGTCACGCTGTCCCGCGCGGCATCCCGCGTTCATATGGGGTTAAACTACACAACCGATCTGGAAACGCTTGATCTTAACTATACGAGTAAAGCCGGCACAATCCAGGGGCGCCTTAAAAAAGTATCGAAAGTTATTCTGCGGTTTGAGGATACGAGGGGCGGGTTTGTCGGCCCGGACGCGGATAATCTTGTCGAGATGAAACAGCGCGAGTTTGAATTGCTGGGCCAGCCGACGCAGCTGATTACAGGCGATCGAGAGGTTGTGATTACGCCGGATTGGAATACGGGCGCCAGGATATTTATTCGGCAGACGGACCCGCTGCCGCTTACTTTATTAGCGGTGGTGCCGGATGTGGCGGTAGGTGGATGATGCCTGACTTCAAAGTTATAGCAGCAACCGAAGCGCATGCGATCGAACTGTCTAAAAATATGCGACAGGCGGACATTGATGAGATTAGAGCAAGCCACGGCGTTGATCCATTAACGGGCTCGATGATGAGCTTTAAATTATCTGAAGCGAGTTTTGTCGGCACGGTCGATGGCAAGGTTGGGTGCATGTATGGAATAGTTAGGCGACATGCAATGTCAAACGCTGGCATGCCCTGGCTGCTGACGACTGGGCTGGTGGAAAAGCATCCAGTGACGTTTTTGGTCGGAAGCCGTGATGTGATTGTGCAAATGAAAACGGCTTTTGCGTATCTGGAAAATTGGGCGGATATCCGAAACGTAGCCGCGCTNAAATGGCTNCGGCTCTTAGGCTTTAAGTTATGTCACGCCGAAAAATGGGGTGTGGAGAATAGGCTATTCCAGAGATTTTTTTGGAGGGCGGATGCATGAGGATTATGCGAGCGGATTTTAATAATGGCCGACACATTGTTGACATTAAAGAGGGATGCGCGGCGTTTGCGGAACACGCGGATCGAGTTGATGTTTTACCTGACGTTTCAACGGAAGAAGGTCGTAACAATTTAAACCTCGCTATCGATCGCTTGTTGGAGTTACCGGGCGTGGTTGTTTTCTTAGCGTACCATGAAGGCCGGTGCGTTGGCGGCGTCGGTATTTTGGTAACGCCTTACATTTTTGATTATTCGAGAATGATGGCCGATGAACTGGCGTGGTGGTCACACGATGGTGCGCCGCCGAGCGTAGGTGTGGGGCTGTTGTTGGCGGTTCGTGATCATATTAAAAATGAGAATGTGGCCTTTGCAACATTTCATTCGTTGCCAAACAGCCCGGACTCTATTCCAAAAATTTATCAACGCCTGGGGCTAACACAGTTGCAAAGCACTTATGCAGGAGTACTTAACTAATGGTTATGTTTTCCACAGCTGCGACAACGGCGGCGGTCGGCACTGCCGCAGCGGCAGGGACGGGCGCGGCGGCCGGCGCGGCGACCGCTTCAACTCTATCGCTTGGCAATGTTTTAGCAGTTGGCAGTTTATTATCAAGCGGCGTTGGCACAATCATGTCGATGCAGGGCCAAGCGCAGCAAGCGCAAGCAATGCAAGCAAGTGCCAATTATCAAGCCGGCGTGGCGCGTAACAATCAGATGATTGCAAACTTCCAGGCGCAAGATGCGCTTGAGCGGGGAAAGATTGCAGCGCAGCGGAGCCGATTGCAAACGGCGCAGCTAAAGGGTCGGCAGAGAACAGCCCAGGCCGGCATGGGTGTGATTGTTGATGAGGACTCATCGCTTGATTTGCTCGCCGATACTGCGGAGTTTGGAGAGCTTGATGCGCTTGGTATCCAAGCGAACGCGGAACGTGAAGCGTTTCAGCTTCGATCCCGTGCCCAGAATTTTGGTAATGAGGCGGCATTATTAAATTTGCGCGTAGCCAATGCGCCGGGCTCTGGTGCTTTGGGAACTGCGGTTTCTGGGCTCGGGTCAGTTGCTTCAAAATGGTACAGTTTTAGAAAGGCTTAAATCATGCGTGTGCCTCAATTTGATATTAGCAAGGTAACCAAGGTTGGGGGTATGGGTAGCCCCTACCAGACTGCACGGGCCGCCACGCCTGACACTTTTGGCGCAGCTAAAGGCGAAAAGGCTGAGCGCAGTGGTGTTCGCCTAGAACAAGATAGCAAACAGATGTTGAGAGTGGCTATCGACATTCAACAAAAAGACAATCAAACAGAGGCAAAAAAATTAGACGCAGAAGCAATGCGGCGGATTCGCATAGAAAGTTATGGCGGTCAGCTAGACCCTAATGATCCAG